ACCATCTTCTTGAGAAAGCGCTCCATACGATCGAAGGAGCCACGGGTCGTGAATGAAATATTCATGCGGCTCCTTTCGTTCTCGGATTACTGCTTCTCGTGTTGGGGCCAAGACGCGGTCACGTCGGGATGAACATCCTTTGGCAACAAACCACCTGGTCGCGGATCGATACCACCGTTTTCCGCCATGAAGTCTTCGATCTTCTGGATCGAAACCTCGGTGTGATGTTCAGTGCCTGCAACCGAATGATACTGGTGAACAACCAACGTGTACCCCTCCGGAGCCACAAGGTGAATAACCTCGCCCTCCTTGAGAGTGTGCAAAGCCATCAGATCGGGGTTGTGTTTTTGTCCCTTAGCTTGAAAAACAGGAAAAGCATCAACGAATTGAGGCTCTTTTTCAATTGCTCGAGCGTGACCATGCAAGGCATGTACAACGTGCTCGTGCGCGTGCGAAACGCCCTTCGGAAAATTCTCTTCGGGCAGAGTAACCAAAAGATAATGAGGCATGATAACTTCCTAGTTGTAGAGGGCGTTAGCCATGTGGTTCAATGAACCGCCGGTGTACGAGGTCTTCATTGTTACTGACGTACTTGACGGGAACGTGTTCGGCGTGAATGAACCGCTCTGTGAACCGACAAGCGAACCGGTAATGGTCGGACCGCCGTACATGCTGTAGCTCCACGTATAGCTGGCGCTTGCCGCGATACTGACGGACAGTCGAGACACATACCCGTGATCTGTAACACTAGCTCCTGTAGCGCCGGTTGGACCGGTTGGGCCTTGAACACCTTGTGGTCCTGCTGGACCTTGAGGGCCAGTGTTTCCTGTAGCACCCTGAAGACCCTGAACACCAGCTGGCCCGGCCTGACCCTGTGGACCTGTGGCGCCGGGAGGACCGGTGTTACCTTGCGGACCTTGAGAACCAGTAAGACCTGTTGCACCGCCTGGGCCTGTAGAACCCTGAGGACCGGTATCGCCTCGGGCACCTGTTGCTCCCTGAGGACCTTGAACGCCCTGTGGGCCTATAGCACCTTGAGGACCCTGAGGACCTTGGGGACCCTGAGGACCTTGGGGACCTGCGTAACGTGGAAGATCGAGAAACGCAGTAACACCATCGCCCACTCGAATAAAATGTGTGTCGGTTTCGAAACCGATCTCTCCATCCAGCAAGACAGGATTCGCAGCGGTCCATTCCGCCATCGTGCCCCGCCTCTGTTGCATGCGTGTGGCCATTACGGAATACCTCCGCTGATTAGGGTTGTTTGAGGCGCAGTTGGCGTAGCACCAGCATCGAATTCGTTGAATACAGTATCAGCGAGATGACCGCCATCCAATATCGACGCTGCGTAAGAGTTAAACACTGCAATAATTTCTCCAACAGAAGGCTGTCGTGGGTCAGCATCATCTGTACCATAGAGAATATCTAGAATGCTCGCCATCAGATCGCTTGGTGTATCGCGACTGTCGATCACTAGATGCGCAGTCGGTTTAAATCCCACAACATCAGGCGCCTTTGTAGTGATCTGCCAACTAAAGTTTATCGGGTCTACGTTTTCGCTCAACGAGTTACGTTGTCGTTGACTCGGAGCAGCAAGAGCATTGTAAATAAGGTGAAGTTTGAAGCCTAGCTCGGTTCCTCGAACATCGTTACCAACTTTAGATCGATAACATAGTCCAAAAGACTTACGCGGCTGATGCGTCATGAACAAACCATGACCTACAGGTCGAGTTCCATCGCAAGCAGCAAACTCATCAGGATATGTGAACGCGTCAATGGTGGCGATGAATTCCTCACCAGACAAAACCTGTAGATACTTCAGTCCATCAAGATAATACTCTGACAACTGACCCCCGGAGGAAGATTCGGAAACAGATGTCAACCCATTCCAGGGAACGCCTGTATCATCGACGTACAAAACACCGTGATCAACTCCAGTTTCAAAAACTCGTTCACCAATCGCGTCCCAACTGAGTCGAGTCATCCAGTCCTCCTCTCATCCTCGTGTTTTGTATTGTGCCTTTCGTTGAGCGTTAAGAGAACGATTTCTCTCAGCGATCTCACGTCTACTCATGTTCTTCGCCGGAGCATTCTTAACGTTGCAAACTTGAATCAGAGTCAGGAGTCTATTCAAGTGCCAGTTTTGACATTCGAACGGAATTGTGAGTGCAATCATCCAGTAGTAAATAAGCTCCGCGGTAATAACCTCGCGAGAAGGACCTTGATGTTTCTTATCGGAGAACCAAGTCGCAGTCATCTTTGCCTGAATATACTTCTCAATCTGCTTAAAATTGTCATCTGAGAGATTGTCGTAAACCTCCGGAGGAACATTGGGGGTCAACGTCATAGCTTGGATGTACCACAACGTTTCTTCGGTGGTCTTCTCTTCAGTGCTGAGAAAGGGCTTCTCCCAGTGTGACTCCCATTTTGACAGAGAGACCAGAGAATGCTCGAGATCTAGGAACTGGCCGCCGATCAAGGTAAACTCTTTCGTTTCCTCGTCATAGCCTTCTTCTGCACCAACAAGAATTCTGAGCATTCTCTGGTCCCTTCAATCATTTAGTTGTTCTTCGGCTCTGGATTTCCGGTCTGACCTGCCGGTGTAGAACCAGCACCGACCAACGTACGAGGCTGCTCGGTCGCCATACCAGCCGGAGGCGGCGGGAACAGCGTAATAACCTCGTCCGGCAACGGAAGACGTGCCTCAGTAGCGGCGGCACCGTAGAGAATGTCCTCCAAAGCCGTCAGCTCAGCAGCGCCAACCTTGGTCGAGTCGATCGTGATCAACGCTGTCGGCTTCATTCCAGCAACATCAACCGGAGTGGTCGTAAACGTCCAGCTGAATGTCAGAGCCGCAGGCGTATCGTTGATAGTTCCGTAAGCCTTCGCCGACGGAGCCGCAAGAGCACCGTAAACCAGGTGCAGCTTGTAGCCAAAGTCGGTGCCATCGATATCGTTACCAAGACGAGTACGATAGCAAAGTCCGAAGATCTTACGGTGCTGCGCAGAAACCTTTACGCCAGGAGACGGCTCAGCCGTTCCATCACACTCACCGAACTCGTCGGGGTAGGTGAAGGCGTCGATGGTGCCACCGAACTGCTCGGCAGCAACCAGGTTGAGGTACTTGATGTTGTCCGCGTACTGCGGGTGTGCATCGGCACCACTAGGAGATTCGGTGACCGTCACCAAACCATTCCAAGCAATACCGGTGTCGTAGTCACCAGTAGTGGGATCCGGGAGGTAGAGGACGCCCTTGTCGACGCCAGTCTCGTACTCCCGATCACCCACCTGATCCCACGCAAGCTTTACCATAGTCTTCCTTCCTAGAAGTAAAGTCTATACACGTCATGATTGAGATTGTCTGCCACAAAGAACCTGTCGAATGTACACATCGGCAATGCGGCTAGCTTTAATGGAACTTGACTGTCCGGGTCACGGTCGATATAGGTGACCTGGTATCGCTGCTTAAGATTATACGGAGCATTGTCAGCGAACTTCGTATCCAAAGCATCTCGTTGATAGACGAAACATGGATACGCTAGTTGCACACTTGCCGGTGGTTGGAAATATACACTAGGAGCCCCCAGAATCTCCTCCAGAAGTTCCTGCAGGTCCAGCCTTTGGCCCATTGTAGACACCTCCCAACCGTAAGATAAGACGAGGGCTCTGCACCTCAACGTTTGAAATCTTCCACAGAGCCCCCGCCCATCTCACATAGCGCATGGCAAAGAAGTGTTCTCTGGCATATGCATCGGCAACGATACTGATCGAATGGTCAACAGTAAGATCGTCGTTGACTTTTTGACCTTCTCGAAGCGTCCTCGAGTTACGAATCACGTCACCGTAGTACGTGTACTCAGTGATTTGATCATCCCAAACTCCAGGCCTTACTTCGACCGTTTCACCGTATCCGATTTCGCCATAAAACTTTGCCATTTTGACTCCGTCAGATCAGGCCTGACCGGTGAAGCTCCACTGGTCCTGCTCGTTGGTGGCGAAGTAGTGACCAGCCGTAGGCTCAGCCGTCACCGCGGCAGTCTCACCCGGAGCAACAGCGTGCGTCGAACCATCAGCAGCTGCAACGCCATCAACGAAGTAGTTGATGTTGGCGTCGGTCGGGATCGTGACCGTCGTGCCGTCGAAGACCGGAGCCGTCGGCGTGATCAGAACATCACCCGCAGACTGGCGGTGAACCACCATGGCGGACTTGATCTTGGTGAGAGCACCGGAGCACCGGGTCTCGATCAGGTACTTGTACTGGTTGTAGTCGATGTCGAAGAAGTCGAACAGGGAGATGTCGCCACCCTGGTCGGTACCAACAGAGTAGTCCTGCAGGTTGACCAAGATGCCGAGCAGATCGGGCTCCTGGTCCATGACCTCGACCTCGACAACGCCACCAACACCGAGAGCAGCTCCGAGCTCCTCCTTGGTGTTCCAGCGACGACGACCGAACGCATCCTTCGAGAGCAGCATCTCCACGACAGTACTCGTCGTAGCGTAGAAGGTCGGAACACCAGTACCCCGGTAGAACCGACGCGCACGCATGACTGCCTCGACGACGTCGTTGTAATCCGCATTGGTAGCCGGAAGTGCAACGTTCACGTGCGTGACGTACAGCTCGTGGTCGTTCAGGATGGAACGGATACCGGCACCCTCGGAAGCACCCGCCGGGTCCTTGATCTTGTCCTCGTTGGACACATCGCGACCGTCACCGATGAGGATCGCGCGAGCAATTTCCTCCTCGAGCATGAGACGCATCTCACCCTTGAGCCACATCACAACATCGAAGTCCGTGATGTCGAGCATGTCGTCACGGTCAAGCTGCTGCTTCTTGTAGACAGTGGTGGGCGTGGTCACACGCTTCACAACACCGAAGAACTCTTCCTTCTTCAGGTTACCCTTGATGTAACCCTTGGCACGAGCCTCTTCGTGCGTGATGTCGGCCGAACGAGTACGGATACGCGAGAACGGGGTGTGACGAGTGCCATTGAGGACACCAGCAACCCACTCGGTGCGACGAGCCAGGAACTGGGGCTCGTTGTCGATGTTCTTGGCTTCCGGGAACAACACGTCGATGTTCTCGATGCCGTGCTGAAGAGCATAGTTCTCAACGGCGCGCTTGAGAGAGCCGATCTTCTTGGCTTCCTCAACGATGCTCTGTACATCAGAGTGGGAAAGAACGACACCCTCGTCATCGTTCCCGCCGATAGCACCGTGCTTAGCGGTCTTACCGCCGCGCTCGAAGACGTTCATACGGTTCTGTCCTTCCTGGTCAATGTCATCGTGTGCGAGGTCATCCTCGTCATCCTGCTCGGAGTGCTTTGCGGAACTTGCGGGAGCTGCCTCCAGAGCAGCACCAATCATGTAGTGAACGACCTGCTTCTGCTGAGGAGTCAGGGAGTCGTAGACATCCTGAATAGTGGCGTCGCCCTCAGAGGCGTCATCTGCGCCACCATCCTTGAGGTCTTCAGCATCCTTAACTGCGTGCTCGATGTCGTCTTCCTCATCGTCGTAGTCTTCTGAATCATCTGCAGCATCAACATCTTCAGAATCGTCGTGCTGAAGACGAAGGCCGGTGTAAATAACCGCCTCGTCGTCCAGAATATCGGTGGTGTTGTCACCGTGAACGACGGAAACGTTGTCGATCAGAGCGCCAGGATTGGCACCTGAAAGAACCAGGCTGACCTCACGAATGACTCCGTGAAAGACCTGCTTGGCCTTCTCGACCAACTGGTTCGCGTAGATGGACAGGGACGTAATGTCCTTGTGCTGAACAAGCGCCTTGGCTTGACTTGCCGAGGGGGTCTGGTTAAAGAAACCATAGCAGTACATGCCGTCATCTCGAGCTTCGAGAACGGCGTGACCCAGAACGTTGGCGGGCTCATTGTGTCCGTGCTGCCAGACAAGCGGAACGGTCTTACCGTCCATGTGCTTGAATGCCTCAGGCGTAATTGTCCGGCCGTCGGAGCACTTGAGACCTGCCTTCGTGGCGTAGCCGCTGAAATCAGGCTTCACGCGACTGTCTCCCTTCCTAAAGTGTTAACGGCCGTGGCCGTTGGCTAGCTGTTGCCGTTGCGCAGCTACTGCTGCCTTGAGTGATGCTTTGATGTTAACAATTTCTCGCTTAATTTCATCAGTAGACAAAGAAGAAAATCTATCTGTTGTAGCATGCTGCTTACGTTTATTAGCTATTTGCTGTTTATGCGTAGTACGATACTTCTTAGACTGCTGTGTTGCTTTTTGTTTGTCTGCTGAAGTTCGCGTCCGTTTTGCCTTTGGTTTACTAGCATTCGCTAGCCTTTTCTGAAGTTCAGCAGTCAAATCGGCTAGTTTAGCCGTTAGCTCGGAAACGCGTTTTGCAGCATAAGCTCTCTGTGCAGTCAACTGTGGATTAACTTTAGCTACTTTAGTAGGTTGACTGACAGTTTTCTTAACCGCTTTGCCTCGACCAACCGGTTGTCTAGCTACTCCACCGGTTCGTGGGTGTAGCTTTCTCGTTCTCATGTAATACTCGTGAGCTTTTGCAGGACTGTAGTCATCCGGACTCCCATGTAGTAAATACGAGTCCTTAGGCAGAGTGTATGTCATCTCACCCCAATCCTTGAAAAGCTGCATCAATAGCCGAGTCTATTGCATCAAACGACTGTGCCATTACACCGGTGGTGTCGGTCGGTTGAGCGGTAGTATCAGTCACCGCGGCATCAGTTGGTGTAGCATCCGTCGTAACAGGAACCGGACCATTAGGCTGAGGCATGTTGCTGTTACGCAACGCATCAGCATTCGGATCCTTAGACGGCTTCTTACCAATAAGCTGACGAATCTCATTCGATGACAGAATTTCATTACGAGCAAATACGTCCGCGATTTCGGCGATCTCGCTAAGCGGAAGAAGCTTGAACGGATCACGGAAGTACATGACCGATTGCTTCTGTGTACGAGCAGTCTTTGTAAGGAACGATCGTTTCATAGCATCTACGATGGCAGCAACAATTGGCTCAATCGTTCGGTTGTTGTAGTTCA